CTCATAAGCGTGATCAGACCACCATTGCAGTAATTCGCTATCAACCGCTGAGTCAGCATCTATTGATTCTGGCAATTCATAATCACCAGATGTTTCGGGACGATCCGCAAATGCCTCTGTTTTAATTTCTTCCATTAACTGAGAGCGTAAGTCTTCTTCTTTGCCGCCCAGTTTAGACTCAAGCTCCTTGTAAGCCTTGGCTAAATCATCTGACGTTTTATATTTACCAAGCAAAAGTCCTTCAGACGCTATCTCTTCGTCACTTTTAAAGATTGGATCGCCAGTAGATTCGGTATTAATTGATGTATCTACTGGCTCTACGGCTTCTGTTGTTTCTGAATCAGGGCTTTCGCTCATGTTTTGCTCCTATGTGCATGGGCTATTCTTTGATCAATAAGGGCAACAATAAACCTTTGGCCCTCAAGGTGCCGCAATGCTTCTGTAGAAACATCAGGGCCATGAACCATTTGAATAGTTATTGACTTTAAGTATTGCAAAACTGCCTGACCAGTAGGTGTTGAGAATACTTCTGCTACGTTCTGACTTATATTTACATCGGTGGCTTTTGGTCTTTGGACGCCATCTATTCCGATATTAGCCTGCTGTTTCTGGACCACCCATTTGCTCCTGTGGTTGTTGAGCCGCTTGCTGTTGCGCCATTTGCTGCGCCATTGCAGTCATAGCCTTACGATCTTCTTCGTCACGAATCAAGGACTCAGGAACACCAAACTTTTTAGCCAGATACACAGCAGTTATTTCACTATCGATTAATATCTGCAACATTTCTGGCCCAAATGTACCGCCTATTAACTCAAGAAACCTAGAAACGGTGCCAATATCCTGATTTGACTGAGCTTGGGCAAGCGGAGAAACAGAGCGGACCTTAACTTCTCGGCCATTTACCTGCGGTATTTCAATGCGGCCCTGCTTTTTAAGTATATAAATTACACGCTGTAGAACAGGTTGAACCAGTTCCGCTTGCAAACGACCAAAGGCTGAACCGATACGACGAGATAAATCAGCCATACGCTCAGCGACTTCAGTAGCAGAAGCAGGGGTTTTATCTGGATTGCCTAGCATATCATTATACAAAGCACGTTTAATATTAAGGCGCATATCCGATAGGATAAGTTGAGCCACATCAAAGTTGCCAGCAGATTGAAGGGGCTGCAATCCAGAACTACCCATAGCTTTCGGTATGATAGATCCCGGAACTAAATTTATCGTGTCAGGATTAATAACACCGTCATCATCAACTTGATAAATACCAGCAATAGACATTTGAGCGTTCTCAAGAATAAGCTCAATCGTTAAGTTAGTAGTTTTAATTGCGGATAATGCGTTAAGCAAAGGGCCACGACCATAAACTTCCCCAGCGCATTTAGACCAGCGGAAACAAACAAACGGATTAGAGCCTAGTCCCTTCATTTCCTTCTCATGAATTATAGTTTTAGTGGTCATGCAAAGGGCGTAATGGTAATAAGCCTCTTCATTCTTCTTAGTATAGTCCCTGCAAACAACTTCAAGAACGGTTGTATCTGAATCACGACCCATCATTTTCTTTAACTTATCGTCAAATTTACCATTTGGATACATGATAGACAAAGAATCAAATGGAATATTCTTGCGCTCTCTAAACACATGGTCAATATTATCATCTGGGCCTGTATCCAGAACTACATGCGGCAGAGGAATTGCCGTAAAGTTAACAGGATTAACCGAATCGCCCTCCTCAACGCATAGAATGCCAGTGCCAACAGCTAAATCCATAAAGGATTCGTGCACTTCTTGGCTAAAATTAGAGTTTTGCAGTATCTCAAAAACATAGTTAGTAACGGAATCTAACTCATTATCTACTTTATCACGTTCCTCTTGGGGAACCTCGCTTCCGCTTAGAAGATCGGCCCATCGCGCAAAGTTTGGAACCAAGCCAGATTGAAGTCTGCTGGCAAATTCCTGCACACCAACAACCGCTGTTTCGTCAAAAATTCTATCGTCCCTGCGCTGTCCTGCTTCTTCATAGTAAAACGATTCGCGCATTGGCAAGGCATATTCATAGCACTCCTCAAACAGAGGAACCCAATTCTCACGCTTTGCCTTAGCTTTTTCGTACCGCTTTACTTTGCTCTTAACAATAGGGTTGTTATTATATTCCATTAGCCAAACCTACTTAAAAAACCAGCACCGCCAGTAGAAGAGGAAAATAAAGAACGTCTGCCTTTACCGCCGCCTCTTCCCTCTCGTTCACTGCGTGAATCAAGAGCCTCAGTAATATCTTCGCGCTTTGCTTTGGCTAGTTTTTCTATCTCGGCACGTTTTGCCTCCTCAGCCGCAACCCTAGCCTCGGCAGCAGTTCTATTCTGCGCTTCCATTTCAGCGGTAGACGGGGCAGCAACTACAGGTTTTTTTTTCTTAAACGGTGCACACATTAGAATCTCCTTTGTCGGCCCTCAGAAACACAACTAAGCAAAATTAACAATGCACAAACTTAATTACAGCCTAGCCCAAAGGCTTTGTTTCTTGCGGGGTGATCTTGATTTATTATCAAACACATGAAAATCACGCTTTGCTATAGAAGGTTGCATAGGTTTTTGGCTATTCATTAATGCGCGACCTTCTCCAGCACCTAGAAACAAGTATTGGGCTGCGTCATGAACATGGCTAAACATATTCTTATCGGGCTTATCGGCGTACCTCTCACCCGAAACTTCCATACGTTTGTAGGAGTATCCGCCCTCAAATCCTTTGATAAGAGTACCGCACCGCCGATCTACAAGTAACGCAGGTTTGCCCTCTACCATTTTCGTCAGCTGGGAGGAAACCGACTCAAGGCGGAGGTCAACAGAATTTGAAGGTGCCGGATAAGCGCGAAGGCCAGCACCACGAAGAATATGAAATGGAGTGGACTCATCAGTTTGCGCTCGGAAATCACCAGACGGATCACCATAAATAATGACCTCCCCAGCAGCAGCGAAGCGGGTTGATAACTCATTACGCATGACTTCAGCAAAGCGCACAATGCCCATATCTATAGCAACGATTTCAGACTGAACCAGCCATCGCCCCCGAACCTTTTGAGCAAATACAGCAGCAGGAGTAAGACCAAAGTCCACGCCCACATAAACGGATTGCCCAGCGGCAATGGGTATTTCTTCTTCAGCCACATGCACATCAGAAGCAAACATAGAATAAACAGGCTTACCATCTTGGATATGCCCCAATTGATTCATTACATACACGTCAATCCAGCTTTTAGTCTTACCCTGCACTAAGTTAGAGTAATAACTCTTAATTAAATTACTTACGTTCTCAGCTTTTGGATTAGGAACATAGCCTTCTATTTCTCCTTCTTCGTTTTTATCCTCAACCATTCCAGAGGGTTGCGTATAGAAAGCCCAGTTAAACGGTTTAACGAGCATCTTAGCTTGCTCACGCGGTATATGGTCAGGGATTGGAACTTCACCAGCCATAATCGGCCACCAATGATCTTCTTCGGGAGCATTAGTGTCGGCAATGACGCCATTCCAAGTAGGGCCACCATCACGCATAGATGGAAAGCGACCCACGCGCATTGTGCAAGCATCAATAATTGACTTCGGAATTTCTCTAGCTTCATTAATCCATATACCTGTTAATTCCAAAGACAGTAATTTCTTAACATCTTCGGGTCTATCCAAAGCTAAGAAAATAACCTCAAGATCAATGTCACCCTTTTTAATCCTATGGGTATATGGAACAGACCAATTAAACTTACCCCAATCAGTTTCTGGAAACCAATCAAGCCAAGTTTTAATAGTTGTAGTTCTAAGCTGCGGGTTGGTATTACGAATAACAGCCCATCGGCTTTTGCGAATGCCATCTGGAGATTTCTGCTGCACTAAGGAGCGACGAAAAACCTCAACGCAACAGCAGACAGATTTACCAGAGCCAACAGGGCCGCGTATCCCACGAAAGAACGTATCGTCCTTCATTAAGCTTTTAATTGTATCTCCATCAGGCTTGAATTTAAAATCAATCATTACTTACTCATGATTTGCTGATCTATGCCTACCTTAATCATCTTAGACGCAACCTCTGGGCCTATGGCCTCAATCATTTTGTCAGTCTCGTAATTAGTTACAAAGTCATTTGGGTAATGCTTCATATGAGTTAGCTTAACAACTCGCCTAAGCGTGTCTCGCTCTTGCTGAGAAAGCGTATTAATAAAGGTCATTCTTTCCCTTCCATATGCAAATCATTAATCATCTTATCCATGTGTTTGCGTTGCTCTACAGTATATTGGTAATCGGGCCATTGATTAACTACATAGCCACGAATAAAAGCATCAACCCTGCTAACATCCATCCATTTATCAAAGGGGCGTTTATCGCCAGATTCTCTATAAGCCTCATTATGGCTAGTGCGCTGGGCGTGAGTAAAGGTTTGCAAAAGCGCCTTCTTGCCAGCAGCGTAAGACTTTGACAACTTAGGTGCCGCATGAAGCAACTCGCCAAATATTGCCTTATCTAAATCACGCTTTTGCATAGAAGAATCAAACACATCTATGTGAAAGCCCTTTGTTGGGCTGTCCTCTGGATGATAAAACTCTAACTTGCGATCATCAAACATGCCTTCCATTCTACGGTCAGTCATGGTGATCCCTTTAAATATAGGAAACTCCTGCTGCGCCTGATGGAGCATCATTTGAATATTATCCATATGGTCGAAACAGGGATCGTACTTCCCCGCCTTCCCTTAGTTCCACATCTTTATAGGAAGGTTTATTTTTCTTGCCAGAAGAAGTCATGCCTAAGCTAGGCAATGGACCCCAGTTAGCTTTGTTAGATAACTCTGCGTAGAACTGTTCAGCGGTTTTAGGGGGTGGCGGGGGTGGCCCGACAGGTCGCGCCGCTTGGCGGGGTTTATCATCTTCATCGCCATGAAATAGTTGGTATTGAGCCTCATGTCTTTTTCTATCAGCAGTTCTTTTTTGATAAGCCGTACCATAAGCCTCTGCATGATACCCCTGCTCGTCATCCTTTAAGCCAAGGCCAATAGCAATATCATCACTCATTGCGCCCATCATGCCGCTGGCTGTTATTTTGCCGCCGCTCAAAGCACTTAAAAGTGCACCAACAAGCATTAGGCTTTCCCCGCTTTTTTGTTTCGCTTAATTGATCTATTAACCGCACGACCAACAGAACGCAAATTCTTAGGACTGTTATCTCTCGGATTGCCGTTCTTGTGATCTACGTCCCTGCCATCACCGCGCTTGGCAGTGCCAGCCCTTTCCAGCAAAGAACGAGCCTTCTTACGCGCACGATTGTCAGCCATCCTCTTAGGTGACTTATCGTACTTGCCCTCACCAGACTTAGAGTAATTACGAACATAGTTCTTACTGCTTGGCATTAGGTATTAAGCCTCTGAATTAAAGAGTTGCCTTTTATATTCTCAGTAGCTGCGCCAGCACGCCCACCGCCACCACCTTTATATTTCTTAACCTTACTCCGAACCTTTTGAACCTTCTTCTCAGCATCCGTGGGTTTCTTTGGGCCAAATGGAACGTTACCCTTCTTTCCTACGTTCGCGTTTCGGTTCTGGTTATTGTCCTTGCTATTAACATCGGATGGAACTTGACCAGTTCTAATCAAATTATCTATTGCTTTTTTTTGAGCCGCTCCCCAAGCCCTTGCATTCGCTTGCTGTCGGCGAATGGTGGCTTGCTCCTTGGCAATCTGTGCTTTAGCTGCTCTCAACTGTGCTGTTGTTCCTTGCAGTGTAGGTTTCTTCATATCAATCCCCTTTTCTACCCCTTACCTAAACCAACTAAATAATGAAACGCACAAATTGGCTTGGAGCCTTGAGGGAAAAAAATGAGGGTGTGGGACCACATGGATATACAGGAGGCGAACTTTTGGACCCCCCTCCCCTGTATCGACTTTCTCCAGCGAGACAGGAACAGAACGAGGTTCACCTAACTAGCTCAGATCAATACTCACTCGTATGTCACCTGCTATCTGAACCTGTGATCTATCTATAGGTTTAAAGCCAGCGCGATCAAGGATATCCTTACTAGCCTCAAGCTGAACGTACTCAGACTTAGCCCCTTGAGCCAAGGTTAAAACCCTAGCAGCAGCCACGGTAGCAT